CTTAGTTAGTTATTGAAAGGACAAAGCCAACATTCACCGAAATGAAATCTGCCGTGCCAATTGGTTGTAATTCTGCTGTTATTTCGAGTATTCCGGTACTTAACACGTCTTGCGAAGAGTCAATAATGACCGCGTAGTTACTCAGTTCTGCGTTTCTTAAAAGGGTATCGAGAGCCTGCTCACCAAGTGATTTAAAGTAATTAATCACATCAATGGACAAAGTACCATCTGCATTTACTTTGATCGGGCTGCCAACTGCTGGTAAAATTGTAGCTCTCAGGTTTTTGACCGCTTTATAAATGGTCCTGTTTGGGTGAATAAAACAATAATCGCTTGTAAGAGCTACGCAAGTATAAGGGCGATTGTGATATGTTCCTGTCAGATCGGTAACCTTGCGAAGGAAACAATATCCTAAAGTGTCAAGGGCCGTTACCTGGTTGTCTGAAATGTCTTTGAAGTTTTGACCGTTTGCAAACGCTACCGTGTCGAGTTCTGTGGTAGCTACCTGAAACTTACCAAGCCATGCGATTGATTCACTCACCTTTGATAGGGCAACTGCACCAAGCATCTCACCTACGTTGGTAATTGATTTGCCGGTGGCTTTAAATAAGGTGTACCCCGTAGCCGCTCCGTCCTGACCAATGGTAACAGAAACGTTTGGATCTGAAAGAGCATGAAGGTTTGAAGTCAATCCCGAAATAGCTGCAGTTCCTGAAATCTCAGCCGCCAAAATAACCTGTACCGGCTTATGAAGCCCCTCTAAAGTAGTGCATACACTTTGAATAGCATTACATTGTGAGGTGGCGAAAACCGATCCTTTTTGGTAGATTGCCAATTGTTTAATCTCACCTTCGGCAAAGTTCTGAGTGTCGGTGATCTTTGAGAATGTGCCAACATCAGCGGTTGCCTGTAAAGAAACATATAATTTTCCTTTAGGCTGCAATCTGAAAAACTCAGAAATGTGATAATGAATAATGTCAATGTCAGAAGCAACACCGGAAACCACGCTTTGAGTTGTAGTATTTGCGATGGTTCCTGTTACGGTAACAGTGTAAGGTGTGCCTGTGTTTAAGAAAACACCCTGACTGGTTGGTGCAGTAATAGTACAAAGATCGGTTCCGCTTGCTAAAGCAGAGAATCCGTGCGTTAATGTTCCGGCGTTAATGTTCGCGGCGATTGCCGTAACTGTTGTTAGTTTAGATGTGTCGTCCCCGGTAACAAAGGTATAAACTCCGGCGGCACCGGAAGTGTCTTGAGTGATGGTTACGTTTCCATTAATGGTAGCAACCACGATATTAATCGTATCAGCAACGGCACATTTTGTAGTGTTTTGGATGGTGGCCGTCGATGCGGTAGCTCCTAAATGCGTGTTTGTGATACCAAGAGACTCAGCATCAGAAACACTGTAAACGATTTTAATGCGATCATTCGAGGTGAATCCGCTTGGCAAGGTGGCCCCGGTATAGAATAGAAGCCCACTGACATAATCAGTACCCTCTAATGGTCGGCCCAAACCGCCCTGACCTTTGTTTATTGTAACATCATTTAAAGCCATGTTCGATTATTTTTTCTTACCCTTTTTAATGGGTTGTGATTCGTCTGTTTGCTCTTCGTTGGTAAACGTGAAATAACTCTCCTTTTTACCCTCGAAGTATTCTGCCATTTGTTCAGGGCTGTTATTGATCCAATATAGCCCGTGTTGGTTAACATACACCACTTGTACATCAGGTTTCCCTAAATGTGGTGCTGCAATAGCTTGTGCTTGGTCTTGTGTCATTGTGAGTGAAATAAATGGGCCGAAGCCCCGTTAATATTAAGTACCTTGAACGATAGCTACAATTCCGATCTGACTTGAGTACATAAGTGATGCGCCGTGCATAACCTCTGCTGAGAAGATCGAACCATAATACTCAGGAAGTCCCGAACCGTTTGATCCGGCATTGTAATATGGAGTAATAGAACCACAGGCGTGAGCCACAAAGTCAGGGTGAAACGCGATAGCGGCACCTTGATCGGTGGTTGCGGCGCTGGTTAAAGTTCCATCACCATTGATCGCTTTAATTACTGGGGTGGCGGTGTTGTCATAACACAATACATCAGGACGAACCATGATGTCGAAACCGGCAACTCTAGCAACTACACCACTAGGCAAAATTGGTGACCCAAAGGCGTATGCCTGAACGATACCTGAAATATTCAACAAATCAACGTTGTACATATAAGCAGGGATCAATAAAATACGCCCTTCTGCTGGTATATAGTCAGCATCTAAGATTTGTTTTGCTTTAGTAATATCAGTAATCGTGATCATTTTACGACTACCGGTAGCGGTTGAGTGTGGTAAGTTTTGTGTCGAAGTTGATCCAGTGGTGGCAACAATACGAGAAGCTCCTGACGGTGCCCATGCGTAAAGGGTTTGAGTAGATACCACAAAGCTCAACTGTCTCAAAATATTAGCCAAAACAGACTGACGTTTTGCGTAACTAATCTGCAATTCCTCTAAGTTGGTAATCAGGATCGGATCTGCGGTGTATTGATTCAGCGAATAAGTTAACTCGCTATCAGTACGACTTCCAATAGATGCCGGCAAAATAGCGCGGTTCTTTTCAACTGTTGGTTTTGCGCCAGCTTGCGGAACGTGTACTGTTTTATACTTTACCCACATCGAATGATCGGTGGCTTTTTTCATAAAGTCATTATTCTGATAAAGATTTTCAGAAATTTGCTGACTCCAAACCTCCTGCAATAGGCTCATGTAAGCCAATTTAGGAGCGTTTGATTTAAAGCCTAATTCGATTGCTAAGAATTGAACCAGTGCGCTAACAGCGGTAACTCCTGCCGCAAGGCTTAACGGGTTTTCTGCACCCAACACAAATGCCAGGATAGCGGTAAGCAAAAATGCGCTAACCATGTTAGCAGATAATTTTGCGATTTTGAGAGATGTTTTCATGTTTTGTATCTGTGTATGGTTAGTTAATTTTAATGACCCCCGTGTTTAGGAAGTTGGTCCCGTCGTAGACGAAGGTTAGTAAGTGAATTTTAGCACTCGTCATGGTATAGGATGCCATTGTACATCCCGTGCTTCCGGTAATTGTACGGGTGGCTGCGGTTGCTCCATTGGTTACTTTTACATAAAGAATCGCTCCCGCTTTTACTTTATAGGTATTCGTAATTGTGAACACTGCGCTGGTGTCAACCGTCAAATTAAGCTCATAACAAAGGTTAGTTGGCACAATGGTGTATGCCGGTACTTTAGTTGTAGCGGTTGCTGATACTACGGTCATGGAGCCATTTGGCCATGATGCGATTGCTTGTGCTTTTGATTCTGTCGCCAAAAACGTAAATGCGATTGCTAAGATTGCGATGATTCTTTTCATGTTATTTTTTAAATTCTTTGTTATACAATTCAGTGAACTGTTCCGGTGATTCATTTTTCATTTTCAAAAGACCTTTGTCGTCTTTTTTGCTCCAATCTGAGAAGGTCCATGTGGAGCGATCCTCGGTTGTGCCATCAGGCTTAACGTTTTTGAAATCAAAAGGCTTTTTTGATTCCTTGCCGTTACCAAGTTTCGATGCCATATTGGAAACAAACTCAAAAGCGGCCTCATCCTTGCTGGCGTTCTCGATCATGTTGGCAACTTCTGCCTTTGTGATCTTACCTTCTTTTTCAAGGTTGTTTGCCAGGTTGGTGGCTTTTACTTTGAGGGCTTCTTTTGCGGCAAGCTCGTCTGCGGCTTGTTTGTCCTCAATTTCTTTGAGACGTGCGCTTAAGGTGGCAATCTCAGCATTTTTATCGGTCAACTCTTTTTGAAGAGCGACGATAGCGGTTTCCTGCTCCGACTCATCAGCGTTATTGCTGATCTTCAAAAGCGCATTGATTTTTGTCATGTTTTGCGTGTTTAAGGCTTTATTATAAATGAGGGCCATATTGTAAAGGCTCTCCGATTTCTTGATTTTGATCTTTTTGCCGCTGCTCACAATCTCGTCGATCATGCCGTGATCCATTGCTTCCTTTGCGCTCATCCACGTTTCCTTGTTCATTAATGCGTCGATCTCTTCGGGCGTTTTGTTGGTTCGGTTTGATAGGATGGTAACCAAAGTATCTTTAATGAGGGCCAAAACCTTCTTATCTTCGCCCCCTTGAGGGTTATGAAGCATAAGGGTGCCGTAATCCATCATATATACCTTTTTTGTGGCAGCAACTGCAATAACCCCAGCAATAGAAGCGGCCAAACCGTCGATATAGCAATTAACAAGTTTTGGGCAGTTTAGAATGGCAGAAACAATCGAATATCCGTCTAAAACAGATCCCCCGATTGAGTTAATGCGTACTGAGATGGTTTCGCAGTTTTGGGCTAAGTACTGCATTTCGCTAGCAAAGTAGCTCCCTGAGATGCCATAAACGTAATTCCCGGAAGCATCAACGGAGTCGCCGATCTGATCGTAGAGGCAAATTACCCCTTCTTTGTCGGAAATGTCTTTGATGTACTTAAATTTGTTCATAAATTGTCAGTGAATCTTTGCAAGTACAAAGTTAAACCAGTACATTTGCTAAACCCCGTTACCGTACCACTTTTAATGAGATCAAACGTCAAGTTAAGTGAACTAGAGGACTACCTCAAAACAAAGAGAGCTTGCTTCTCGGTAAAAGTAACCACCACGTTAGACTCACAAAGGGTTCAGACCTCGATACATGGGGAACTAAAAAACAAGTTTTTTGACGATTGCATTAAGAGGAATGTAACCGAGGCGGAGATGGCAAGGAATATAATTGAGGCGTATTATTCGATAGTTGGTCAGCAGAAGTATTTAGTTGAGAAGGAAATGACCGAGATTAAGAAATACATTATTGAGAAGATTAAACTATGACCGAGGCCGACGAACAAAAAGCCATTGATTTAGAGGTGCAAAGATTTAACAATCACTTG